GGCATCCTTTTGTAGGCCAAAATTAGATGTATAAGTAGCCATTTAACTCATCTCTCCTTCTCTTAAAGTCTGATATGTATAGGCTTCTAATTGTTCGTGAGTGTAAGCCGACAGTGCTGCATGTGTCCGATAAACAAATTCAAATTCATATGCAAGGTGTGCCGGCTTTATTTCTTCAATGGCGGCCGTAAAGTCATCCATGTTAGGTGGTATTCCAAGAGTTCCTACAAATTTCACTTTAAAACGGTTTTCTTCGTTATATTCAACAATTTCAACCTGACCGTTGGAAAAACTCTCGGCAACGTTCTGTATCATTTTTTTTGTCGTTGTCCCCGCTCCCCGGAGCTTGCTCATAATCCGGGTACGCCTAAACTCATTCGACTTTGATACATCTGTTTCCAATCCTAGAGCCTTTTCCCAAAGAGTAAGCCCCCATGTCGCCGATTCAACATTCATTTGAGTAAATAAATCATCTCTAGCTGCTTTCAAAGCTTCAGTCCAATGCTCAAAAGCACCCTGTAGTTCAACAACCTGAGAACTGTTTTTATAATAGTCTGGTAATAAATCTATTAGGCTCATTTTTCAGCCACCCCCAAGGTTATAGTCCCCAATACCGGTACCTGATTATCAGCAATAGTGATATTTTCAGTACCGTTATTAACTGTAAGCAATGTATAGTCCACTACGCCATTAATATCCAGCAACATATAAGCTATACGATTATAAACCAAGGTATATTTTTCAAATGCGATACTCTTCAGGTATTCATCCAATGCAGCCTCAAACTTCTTTTTTACCTCTTCAATTGTGGTAGAACTGTCTAATACAACCGTTGCTGAAACATTTATTTTAAGGCCTTCTGCACTTTCCACCGTTACTGTCGCCCCGATTGGCCGATTTTCTTCAATATGTGCAGCACATTTTGCTACAATTGCCGAATCAACTGGTTCCTTATCATCTCCAACAATCAAAACTTTAACCGTTCCTGCTCCGTTCCAAAGCGGAAACACTTTTGCACCGCCTACCCCGTCCACTTCAAGCGCCCATTTTCTATAATGCGCCACATTTCCTGATGTTGCTGGATTCTGCAAGAAATCATACAGACGTTTTACCAATGCTTCATCTGTCTCCGGATCCGTTCCTCCTGCCGCAGGTTCATCGTTGTTAACTGAGGTTATACCGCTTTGGCTTATAAGCTGCTTTGTAATTGTGCCGGCATCTACATTATAGTTTTCGCCAATCTCAGCGGCCGTTGCTGTAACTATAGCTGTGCCATTTGTTATCGTAACGTCTTCATCTGTTTCAAACTGTAGGCCATCAGATGTCATAAATATTTTCCCTGCCTCTATTACGGTTCCGTCCGTGCCAGCAATAGTCAATGTTACTGTCGCTTTAGTACCTGCCTTCCGGGTAATTCCATATTCTGCACATCGTTTATCTATATATTCCCCTGATGTCTCATCAACAAAGGCTATCGGTATAACAGCATCCAACGACTGATATAACTTCCAAATTTCATAAGCGACAGCACTTACCATATCATTTACAAAGCTACCTTCTCTGGTATCTATATCAGTTGGCAATCTTCCTAAAATATCCGCCTTTATTTCTTCCACGGTTAAATCCTCATACACTTAAATCAACCTCCCCGTATACAGTCTCCAATGTACATTCAATATGTAAAACATTATCATAAAATGTGACAGTTATATTTTTCACATCAGATATATATGGGTTAATTAATAAGCACTCTTTTACATATCGGGAGGCTTCCGATTGCTTTAATTCTTCAGAAAAGGACTGGCCTATAAGCGATTCTATTTCGTTTCCATAATCCCAAGTATATATCTCATAGCGATATCTCGGCGTTTGAAGTGCCTTCCATGCCCAAACTAAAACGGCTTCCTTGCCAGTAACTATGACAGGGGAGCCGTTTTTAAATACTGGAATATTCTTTTCAAAGTCCCATTTTATTTCTTTATACAGTTTTAATTTTGTTGGCTTCTCAACAGTTTGTGGTTGTATCATCGGAAATATATTCATACACTCACCACTTTACAAAGGATAATGTATTTTTGTTCATCTTCTATTGGCATTAACAATACATTGTCGCCAACTTCTAAATTAGAAATTAATTCGTTTTTTAATAGCTCATCCTTGTCCTGACTATTTCCTGCCACATCAATAATTAAAGGATTTACAGATAAAACAGTACCTAACCTATAGTACGCAGGAATCTGTCTTTTATTATCATCACGAATTACATTTACCAAAGAGGTAAAAGGATTATTTTGTAATTCATCCATTGCGTATCCCTCCCGGCTTGTAAATGTAATCCCAATCGCCGGTTATACTGCCGTCTTTATTGGGTAATGATCCAGCTTCTTGCTCATCCATTATATTTTTAAAGTTTAAAACAAGCTTGTTATAATACTGGCCTAATTTCCAAGTATGAACATCAGAATCTATATAAAACAATCCATAAAGGCCGGTATAAGGTTCTTGTACAACAACGGCATTCCCGGTAATATTGGCAACATTGCCAAGATTATTAATTATAATCTTTTGGCTTACGCCGTTATCTTTCAAGATCTTGTTAGCTTTTGCAATAGCATCTATTCCCTTTGTTTTTTTTAAGTAGCTTTGCATAACTCCATATAGCTTTATGAGTTCCTGATTCTTTTGGATACTCACCAATTTATCTTTATCATCATAAATTGCTACCTGATTAACCATGTTTGTTATACTTTCGCTCATAGTGGCAGACATTAGATTATTTCCTGCAGAGATAATCATGGTTTCGTCAGTTATGCCTTTTTCAACGACACATAACTTCGAACCATTAAATCGGATCAAATAGCTCTTGCCTGTTTTATCAGCGGCCAATGTGTAAGCTGTCTGTATAATTCTATATAAATTAACGCCAACAAAATTTCGTGTTATATTTACGCCGGTAGTTGCTATCAGGCCAATATCTATGTCAAAATCAGCGCATATCTTTTTTGTAATGGCTTCTGGCGTTATTCCCTTAAATTTATATGTAGCTTCATTTTTCTTAAGATAGATACCTTTATCGTAACAAGTAATATTTATTATGCTTTTTCCGGTATCTCTTTGCCTTTCAAAAATATATCCCTGGAATAATGTTTTATTATCTTGCATGAATGTAACAGCGTTACCTAAATCACAAGGTGCTGTCGGGACATTTTTATCAGTATTTGAAGATAATAAATTAAATTCCAAAGTTCTTGCGCATTGTTGGTAATCTCCAGACCATGTAATTGCTTGCACAAGCTGCGTAATATCGTATGTAGATTTTCCATTGGAAATAAGTAATTTAATCATATAGTTTCACCTACAATAGGCTCTTATCCGGTAATTTTATTGTTTTCCCAGCTATAATTAGGTTTGGATTCTTGATATTGTTATAGCTTGCAAGCTTTTTATATAATGATGAGTCTCCGTAATATTTGCGACATATAGCCGATAAAGTATCGCCCTTTTTAATTGTATAATTCTGTATACTTACAGATCTTTTCTCTGATTTTCGTGTACTGTTCCCAGTCTTTTTCGTTTGTATTACCGTTAGTTCCCTGTGCTCCCGTAATGTTATAGAGGCATAAACATCCCCTGTTCCGTCCCGCTCTCCATATGTAATTTCTTGTACAAAAACCGGTATATTTACAGATGTATCAGACACTATAAATCTTAATATAGTATGATTATCTGACCAGTTTTTAAATTTCTTTACATACCCATAAGGATCTATTTTCGCTCCTGCCTGGACAAAATTATATTTTTGCGCTGGAAATGTACAATCTATCTTAATAGTGGCCAATGTTCCGTATCCGGGTAAATTAACATCACCAAGTGTATGTATATTAATTGTTTCTACATTTATTCCGTGTGACACCTCAAAACTAGGCGGTGTCACAGGTAAAACCGTTTCTGTATTTTTTTCTGTATCTTTAAAGATAAACTTTTTCAAGACAATCACTCCCCTATGGAGCTAATATATAAGCTTGCTCAATCTGTCTTACTATTTCTCTGGCAACTTCTTTTATGTCGTTCTGGTTTTGCACCACAAAAGTATTTCCAGTTATAGTAGTTTGAATATTCCTGTTGTAGTTTCTATTTTCAGCGGCAGTAAGCACTCTTTCGCCTTGATGTAAAATGGCCGGATAATTATCGTAAGGCACATAACTTATACCCGTAGCATGACTTTTCGCTGTGTATTCTGAAAGCAATGATGTAAATTCCCCAGGCTTTATAAATTCCCCAGGCTTTATAACGTTTATATTGGTTAAGATTTGCTTTTTCTCATCATTATTCAGGTTATTATCTGAATCTGAAGTAAATAATTTAATTTCCAAAAAATCAAAAATACTCTTTTTCGTATCTTTCTTTATATTTTCTTCCAATGCAGACGCATATCCCAAAGAAAATTGCTCTCCATAAAGATATCCCGCATTCCAGTATTCTTCTTTTAAAGCAGAGTCGTTTTTTATTTTTTCAGCAAGTCTTAAATTAGTATTAAGTAATAACTGTGCCCCTTCGCTTGCATTGTATTCGTTCTGTGCAATAGCCTGCGCTTCTGCAAGTAATGCGCCCATTTTTGCGCCAGCTTCTTCGCTCTCGTCTTTGGCGAGCTTGGTATATTCTTCATACATTTTTTTTAATCTGGCCTTTACTTCTTCGCTAAATTCATCGCTGATAACGCCGGTCATAACTGCTTTTATAGCATCACGCTTATACTGTTCAGATAAATTTTTAAGAGATGCTTGCCACTGACCTATTCGATAATAGGCTTCTTTCATTGCTTCTCCGCTCTCGCCACTTAGAAAATCAATTTCTTCATGTAAGCCCTCTGTCCTGAGTGACAAAAATCCTTCTCCCATAACGTTTTCCAGCTCTTTTTGAGCATCTTCAAGGGTGCTTACAAGGCCAGCATACGTTTCAGCTTGTTTTTGCATATTTCCTGCATATTCATATCCCATATAATCTGCAATAGCTTCAGCTGCCTTAGCTCCAGGTATAAGTCCCTTACTGACCATCTCTAAAATCTGTTTTTTGGTTTTTTCTGTGACCTTCCCAAAATTAGCCATTGATAGGTAATCTAAAACTTTTATGCCACGCTCCATCAATGGATTTAGATATTCCAAAGTGGTTTTACCAGTTGTTCTCATTCTGCCTAACATAGTAGCTATAGCTTCCATATCCTCGACTGACAACCCTATGGCAGAACCGGCTTCTCCTACCTTTTCCAATAATGGCAATACCTCTTCTTGTTTATATCCAAACGACAAAAGGATTTTACTAATTTTGGTTAGGTTATCATAAGCGAATGGTGTAGTTGAAGCAAATGCAGTTAAAGACTTTAAAAATTCCTCAGCTTTTTCATAGCCGCCAAGAAGAGTGGTAAATGACATTTTATCTGTTTCTCTTTGAGATGCTATATCAATTCCACTTGTCAGTATTTCTTCTTGCGTTTCAAGCACTTTATTATATAAATCCTGATAATAGCTTTTAAATGCTTCATCTTGTTTTTCAAATATTTTGTTCTTTCCTTGTATATATCCTAATAAAGTCCCTCCAAGCGCACCTACAGCAGTACCTATCCCTGGAGCTATAGCATTACCAATAGCTGCACCACTCACAGCAGATGATAATATACTGCTGGCCATAGTCCCTACTTCGGTACCAAAAGCACTATTTATAAAACTTAAAGCTGTATCACTTAATACGTTGCCAACCATTTTTATGGCACCTGATGCGGCAAGAGTACTTAATATGCTGCTCCCAGCGTTTTCCAAACTTTTTGTGCTGCTTAATCTGGATGCCCTATTCTCGGATTTGCTAATTGTATTAGTCAAATTCAAAATATCTTTTTCTGCTTGTTTTGCATTAGCGGACACTAATGAGAGATTACGTCTAGCATTCTCGTAATTGGCATTAGCCATTTCAAGTTTAAGCTTTGCCGCCGCATCTCCCGTTAAGGCAAACTGCTTTTCGGCTTCTTTAAGTTCTCTTTTTGCTTTATCGACATCAACCTTAAGTAATATTTTGGTTTTATTCAATGCATCCAGTTTCGCTTGTAAACCGGTCAAATCCTTATTAAACGCCTGATTAGCATTTCGCATTGTCGTAATTGCCTGTGTAAAATTATCCTTTGCGCTTATAGCAATACTTATGTCACGGGCCATTTCTTTCACCCCTTACGGTGTTCAATGTCATACTCAAAAAAGGCTCTTATTACAACCTTGTCGCCTTCAGGCAGGTTATAATAAGAGCCCGGCAAAATATGATGCTCGACAAACAAATAATACATAAGCTGAACTTCCGGATCAATTTCTATTTTTTTTTGATTTCCTCAATTGTTACTGTACGATAACCGCTTAATTTCTCGATCTCTCTTGACAAATCTTCAATTTCTCCCGGCAATAACATCTTTTTAATTAACTCTGCCGGTGTAACAGCATTATACTTTGCAAGCAATTCGGTATCCTTGAGATTTGGCTCAACCACTCCAGCCAATACAATATGTACATTCAGGTCTTCTGGCTGATTTTTTATAAGGTCCGCTGCTCTTGAGTATGAAAGCGCCCTCAGCTTAAAAATAACAGGCCCTCCGCAAATAGCAGAGAGCCTTTTAAGCTTAACATCCTTTTCTGGCAATTCCTGTATTTCTGCTTTTAATAATAAATCCAATGTATTACTCATGCTTTATGCCTCCACCTTATCCAAAAATTCATAGTCCGTAAAAGTAAAAGGTGCCTCAATGCTCCCCTTTTTACCTGCTTCCCAGTCTGCAATCGTCAAATCATCAAAACTTACATTGCGCAAAACCACACGTTCAGCACCGTATGCATCCGGATCGGCTAATTTTGAGATTATAGTAAATCTAACATCTTGGCCATTTTTAATTTTATCTCCAATTAACATTGCCATCCTGCTGTTTACTTTATGCATTTTTAACGTTCCGGTATATGATATGGCTGTAATTTTCTTGTCAACAGCCATCTGACCGCAAATATTGACATCTTCCTTGGTAAAGTTAGCTTTTGCCTGGAGTCCATAACACTCAGCGACATAGTCACCATCAAGCCAAACTTCGCCCCAAGTACCGCTCATTATTCTATTGGCAGTTACTTTAGCCATTATCAACCCTCCTAAATCGTAATATTAATATCAACGTCCTCGATTGCATCAAGAATTGTAACAGAAGCCTTCAAGAATACTTTGTCACCGGTTGCTGCGGTTTTTATTTCTTCTTCGCTCATTGTCGAGGTATCTTTACCGATGCTTTGTAAATATGCTTCCTGCGCATCAATATCAATTTCAACTGTACTGCCAGCTTTTAAAATACCATCGTTTTCTAAGCCAGTAAAATATCCTTTTATTGCTGAGATAAGCAAACATTTATTGTCATAACTGTTAGTATATTTGCCGATATAATTGTCCTCTATAGTCTTTTTAATATCGGTTTTTATCATATCTACAGCTTCAACGATCTTTATCTTCTTAAAAGGTTCGCCCTTATCCTCTGTGGTTGTTTGTAGAGAATTAACTCCACGGCCAACCTTGACTTTTTCACCGTCATAAACCAATATAAACTGCCCCTTTGCGACTGCTTCATCAGCTTCATCATTGCTAAGCCTGTCGATATCAACAACCTCAGGCAATACTGCATAAGCACATGATATTGCCATTGGCGTACCTGCTATAAGTCCGGCAATTCTACTGCAATATTCAGCGGCGGTATATGTATTAGTACCATCATTTATACCACTGGTGGTAAAGTTTATAATTGCTTCGTTATCTGCAGCTGTATTAGGCAGTACAGCCTTCGGTGTAAATCCATCTGCACGCATTGATTCTATCCAGTTAACTATTTCTGTGCATTCCGCTGTAGTAATATCCGGCGGGCCAGCTAAATAATCAAATTTCTGCCCTTCAAGATACGTTAATGCTTCTGATAGATCCTCTGCATCTTCTGGCAAAACATAAACAATAACCTTTTTAGGCGGATCCTCATTTCCAATAAAAGCTCTCGATATATAATTTTTATTTGCCGTACTTAATTCAGTGGGTATCTGTTTAGTCTTTGTCAAGATATAACTGCCGTTTGCAGCGGAATCACGTATTATTAAAGCCACAATGCCTTTTTGTGATCTTTCGATTGCGCTTGCGGCCTGCGTTGAAAATACAATATTAATGCTCGGTAATTTCATTTTTCTACCTCCATTCTTGTTTTAATCTCTGCCATAGCAGGTATTTCCTTTGTTGCATCCACTCTATTATCAACAAATTCAAATTGCAGATCCACATAAGCGCAGTCATCATCCATGCCGCCTGCGCTTGATTTGACTTTAATTGCCCTTTCCCCAACGACAACATAACCATTGTCAAATAATTGAATAACACCTTCTTGCAAATCTGCCAATTCTTCTGGATCGGAAATATTATATTTGTCCACCTTTGTAAAACAGGTTATTGTAAAATATACCGTCTTTTCAACGGATGTTAGGCATATATCATTTTGAGTTCTTCTGATAAACTCAAGCAAAAAAGAAGGCCGTTTAAAATCTTTAGGATTATATTTTGTGTAAACCATGTAATCGGGATAAGCTTCTACTAGCTTTTCATTTATAGCTGTCATTATATCTTTTATTTTTACCATGCTTATCCCTCCAATTTCTGCTTTATTTCTTGCACAAAATCCTCCGCAACAGCGATTGCTTTAGATTCAACTGTATTCCGGGCAGATTTATAAAAATGGAATCCATCCACATAAGGCTTTTTTATTCGCGGCCGGTAATTTGGATTTTTACCAGATGGTTGTCTGATTCTGTGTCCGTTTTCGAGATAATTTGTTATAGCTCCGGGGCTATTTGCTCCGGTAATTCCTTTTACCGGTCTTACTGCAGCATATCCGCCACCAGATCCGACTACGGATTCTTGCCATTGTCTTATACGTCCATGGCTGTCGTTTAATCCGGATTGTGTTATCTGAGTATCAACTTCAGCCTTAAGAACGTCTGCTATTCGTTCATGTAAATCCCTGCGCTTTTCTGGCAGTTCTTTTAATATGTCATTCAGATCTTCGCTTAATTTATTAAGCCCCTCTATCTCCAAACTCTGCATCAAATATCACCTTGGTATAATATTTCATACTCGTTCTTATACTCATCTAATGTATGAGCTATTAGAACGTTGTAAGTGGTACCATTTATTGTCACAAGTTCACCACAATTAATCTCAATTGCCTTGGGAGTAACAAGCACATAACGCATTTCTGTTGTTGCCATAGGTTCATTCTGCATGTAACTCATATATTTTTCCGTCAGAACTCCAGGGAAAGATATAAGTATCTGCTCGCTATAAACCGGACGATTAAGCTTATCTTTTGTTGGCTCGCCGCATCTTTCAACAACACATGTAACCGGTTCAATTAATGCTGCAGTAACTTCATAGTAGGCTCTGTCTACTTCGAAAATATCTGTTAAAAAACAGTGTTTACCGCGCCATATAAAAGCATTATGTAGTGTTAAATCTTTATTTTTCCGGATAGTGAATTTTATTGACTTTGCGCCCAGTCCAACTTTTGAAAATATATTGGTTTTATTTAATTGTTCAACTTTGGCCCATAACTTTGATGATTCCTTCCATGTATAGGTGTTTCCACCTTGATTTAATGTCAATACAGTTATTTTCTCGTTTAGTTCACCTGGATTAAACATAGGAACCACCTCACAAATAATTGACTGAGTGCATGCCCAGTATCGTATCCACAACCTTATTGAGATTATTTTTATCTACATATAGCCTGCGGTTATCGTACATGTCTTGGCAAAGGATATAAACCACAATTACAAAATCTTCATGTTTATCAATAGCTTCATCGTTTAAGCCGGTATATGACTTAATAAAAGCCTTTGATACATCAATAAGCACTTGCAGTTCATCATCTTTATATTCGCCTTCTTCAAGCTTTATATAATTAGCTATATTGCTTGGTTTTATTTCGCTTACTTTCACTCTTATTACCACCTTCCGGTGTTTCCTGCTTAACCTCTTCTATGTATCCGGCATTTAAAAGGTCTTGGAGCACAACCTTATCGTTGCACTCCTTGACCTCTCCCTTATACATAGAAAAAGTACCAGCAAAACTTACTTTTGCCCGTACTAACATTTAATCACCGCCTATTCTGCTTTCATAACCAATTTAGCAATCTTCTGTGAATTCTCAACTTTGGAATCAAGTTCTATCCAGCCAACAACACCAACAGCATGCTGAGTAGCAAATTTCTCTCTCAAAACTTCAATGTTCATCTGTTCAGATACCTTTACTGCTAAACCGCTCATATCGCCATAATAAATAACTGTTTTCCCAGATGCTATAGTAGGCATATTGTCAGAAGTATAAACATCTTTTCCAAACAGAGTGTAACCCCATTTTGCAGTTGCATCTCTATTGAGTATATAATTTCCATCCTGGTCTTTCAATTTACGGATCGCTGCTCTGGTAGCTCTATTCATAATCCAAATAGCATTGGCCTGATACACATCCGGTACAGTTTCCTGTAAATCAATCAGTTCATCAGCGGTAATGACGGTCGAACTTGTAGTTTCAACTTTTTGTGTAACACTACTAAGACCAGCAATTTTACCATCAGTTCCGTTAAGCAATTCTTTTTCAATCCATCTTGATATAGCTTCGGCCATTTTTTCAATAACAAAATTTACAATATCAAATTGAGAATTGTTAATTAATGACTTCGAAATCTTTGTCAAAACGCCCGCAAGGAACCCCTTTAGTTCTATGCTTGCAAACTTACCTGATTTAGATGCCAAATCGGTAAATTCAGTGGCATAGGTCATTTCAATTGTTCCATTGGAATCATCGTAGTAAGGTATCGTTAAGGTTCCGCCTACATTATATCGATTTGCTAACTGATAAATTGGACAAATATCATATACCTTTTTGATAATTTTATTGGCAATAGAGGTAGGTATAACCGCTCCATTATCGCCTACTGTTAAATTAACATCTGCTCTTTCTTCCACCCTGCCTCTGATATAGTTCTCAAAGACTTTTTCCTCGGCTATAGCCCTTTCTTCGACATCAGAAGAAACGGCAGTATCAGACTCTTCAAGTTTTCTTGCCCTTTCCTCCCGTTCAATTGTGGCATCGATAGCCTTGATCTGCTTTTCCAGTTCATCAAATTTTGCGTTTTCCTCATCAGTTAAAGCTCTTTCTTCGGTTTTTGCAACATTCAACAATGCCTCCATCTGTTCCTGTAAATCTGCTCTCTGTTCCATCAATTTCTTTATCATATTCAATATCTCCATCCTTTCTTAATAATTTTGCATATAAATATAAGCCGGTTATTTACCGACTTTTAAATCATTTATTCTTTTTTCATATACTGAATAATCAATTTTGGGTTTTGCTGGTTCGCAAATAACTTTTACTTCCTGTTCAAAAGCTCTTTCTTCCAATTCGATATTTTCGCCAGCCCGTAACTCTACACTTGTTGCAGAATATACAGGCTGCTTATGAACAACAAGCGTTAAATGGTCCAAATCCAGGGATTTCACATGCCTTATTGGCAATTCGCCAGCTCTATCTTCCATCTCGTCTACCACATTATACATGCCAAAAGACCAACCTTTAATTTTCCCCTGTTTAGCAAGTTCGATAAGGTTTTCATCCTTGATAAGAACATCAGCATGCAACCCAATAGGATCTTCATATAAATTAAGCGTGCCGTCATCGGTACTTGCATAAACATGGGTATTGTCGTGGTCAATCGTAACAGTGATATTTCCGGCACGTTCCAAGGCTTTTTCAAAAGCTCTTTCTTCAATAACTTCAATCACTTTGCCTCGTGGAGTTATTACTGGTCGTGATTTTTTGCCGGTTACATTAACATAGCCCGTTATTCGGGCTCCATCAGCTCTTATTTCTATCTGCATTGTTCTCACCACCTTTCACATCTACATTTTTTGTTTCACCTGTATTTGGAATATAAATCTCTCTTGTCTTAGGATTAAAGAATACATCGCCAAGATTTAATTGAATCATATCAAAGCCCAAAGGCTCCAGGTCTTCCATATATCTAACTTCATCTGGTTGTAAAAACTTTGCTTCAATTCCAATTTTATATGCCTCATAGCGCGTCTTAATATCGCCTTTGGTTACCTCTTTCGTATCAAAAGCCCAGTAATAAGTGTTTTTTTCTTTTTCCAACAGAAAATCCCTATTTAATGCGCATTCTATTGCTCTTAATATAGGTAATACTGCTAACTTAAAACCATATATGTAATCTTTTTCAGTGGCAGTCCCTTTTATAATACTTTCGGGGACATTAAATAGTTTACATATTTCACCGGAATTTGTGGCTTTATTTTCATTTAACTGCATCTCTACGGATGAGTTGGATGATTCTTTAAAATCTAATCCATCATTTAATACAACAACATTCTCCTCACTGTTGCTGTATAGCTTTTTAAAAGCATCCTTCAGATTGGTCAGAGCTTCATCTGTTAACTTTTTTTGTGATTTAAGAAATCCTTTCTTATTGCCGCCCTTTGATACAAGATTATCCTCAAAAACAAGCGAATTATAAGACACACTTAGTATTTTAGTAACTTCATTAATGAGACTGACTCCTGTCATGCCATCTCTGGTATTCCGTAAAATTTTTAAAAATTGAAATGGATAGTATGTCTTTCCGTTTACAACGATATTGTAATCTTTGAATATTGGATCATTGTTTTTTTGTATAGAGATATTTTCTTCCCTCACATAGTAAAGGCCATAATACCTATTTCCCCGCTTATCTATATATGCATATCCACCTTTTCCGAGATGATAATCAATTATCATGGCTCGCCAAAATTGTACTGCATCCAATGTGTCCCCTGGATCATCATTTAAGATTCTAAGCCGTGGATCATCTTTAATTTCTGTAACTTTACCATTCTCTGCTTTATAAAGCTTTATAGGAAGCATTGATACAGTATTGGCTATATAATTAATACAACCGTTCAAACTTGGAATGTTTAAAGCAATTTCCTTCGTAATTGGTGTTTTTCCTAAAAGTGCTCTTAATAATAAATCATCAACATTACCGCTTGTCTCTGATATCTCGTTTGCCCTTAATTCTTTCTTCTTTTTCAACCATCCCATTTTAGTCTGTCACCTTCTTTCTAACTAAGCGGTTTGTACTACAAAATTATCTGTGCCATATAGCATATCTTGCTGCAATAAATAAATGGCGTTAATTAACGCCACTACCATATCAACCTTGCCAGCCGATTTCTTTTTATTGACATATTTATTTAGATTGGTGTCTTCTGTACTACGTGCATTCTGGAAGTTAATCTCAAGCAATAGATTTTCTTCATAATGAAATGCTTTGCTTAGTACAAGTTCCTTTAATAATTTTGTCGGCATATGTAAAATGCTTGAATGCTGTTTTATTTCAACGCATTCATATCCAGCTGCTTCAAGTTTTTGCACGGTACTAATAGCGTTCATTCTGTCGTATCCTATTTGCTGTATTTCAACTCCATATTCTTTTTCTAAATTCAAAATGTGATTTTCTACATCTTCATAGCTTATAACTTCACCACAGCTTGCAAAACATACGCCCTGTTTAATTAATTTGTCATAATCAACACACTCTTTTTTACTCTTTTGTTCCTTTCTGTCGCCGGGAATAAACCCCCATGCCTTGCAATAGATTTTGCCGTTATATTCAGTAATCATGGCTATTGCAGTATTATCTTCTGTTAATGATAAGTCTAAGCCAAGCCATACTCTCTTGCCTTTCCAGAATTCTTTATTCTCTTTTATTTTACATTCTCTTACTTTTATGATATCAATATACCCTTCTACGCCTAGTCCTTTATATTTGATGTTATTGTGTTTACAGAGATAATTTTCGCGCTTGTTCTCATAGAGTATAGCCATGACTCTCATGTCTTTTATGGCATTAAAAATATAATCATGTGTCACTGCCACCGGATTAGACTGATATATAATCAAATCATTTGTCATCCATTGGTCATTCGTTAGCAAATCATCGTCAGGTTCATACAAAAGTGAAAATCTTCGTCTATTTTCTATCAGACCATCCAGAACCTTTTTTGATATGTCTATTTCGTCTATCATTGCATTATTGTCGTTCGGATATTGTGTAGATATTATAATTCCAAGCTTGTTAAACAGCGTTATCTGTGAGGATCTCATTGCTTCTATCGGATAGCTGTCCATTGCCCCTGCTTCATCAGCGAGGAAAGCATTAGCCAATTTACCGTCCATGCGATCCTCTGAATATGCAAGTGGAATGTATTCACTATCTGTTAGCAAACATCTTATTTCGCTCCGCAGAATTTTGAATACATCATCTTCAGCCAACACCGGGCTACTTTTGATAATCTTCCTTATTGCCAATTTCAGCTCGCTTGATAGCTTTAAATCTGGAGCAACGGAGAAAAATCTTGAAAAATTCGGCTCTGTAAGAAGCAGCAAAATAAAAATAACCGCTGAATTAAATGTTTTAAAATTCTTACGAGCTATTTCTAAAACAGCAGTTTCGTAATATCTTATATCTTTATTTTCATCGTTCTTCAGCTTAGTGCATAATACAGCTGCAATTAAAAACCATGCATAATCTTCCAAACCCTTGTCCATAGGGCATCTCAAATCAGGATGCACCATTAACTTTAGTATTTTTAACAGCTTGTCATAAGCGTTTTCATCAATATACGCTTCTGGATCTTTGCCATCTACAATATCAATCCATGCTTTTGCCTGTTTCTTCACATACTTCGGAACCAAACGATTGCCTTCTTCAATGCACCATTGAGCATACTTATAAGCTCTGCTATCTTTAATCATTGTCCATTCAGCGCTTTCAATAAAGGATTTTCGTTTTTATCAACTTTCTTCGGTATGCTCCGCAGCGCTGCGGCAATCGTCATAATATTTTCTTTTTCTATATCAAGCAGCATTTTTCGTTTTGATTGGATTTGTTTGTCTAAATTAATTATATTTTTTTGGATTTCAGATTGAATCTTGAAATAATCTTTATATTCCATCTCGTTTGTTTTTTCTTCAAGTTGACGAAGCTGCTGATAAAACTTTTCTCGCTTTTCTTCAAACTCAATACATTCAGCCTGCAAAATACAATATCTATTTATAATTGGCTCATAAATAGCATCATTTTTTTTTATTTTTTGAAGCAATTTTTTTATTCTTAAAAACTCTTTATGTGCAATAGGATTATTTTTTACTTCCGGACGTTCTTTCAATGCAACACCTGTCAAAAGCGCTTCTTCTGCCTGCTGTCTCTGTTTTAATTCGGCTTTAGTCCGGTGTGATTTCTTTTCACTTGATAATACTAAGTATGGTTTAGGCGGTGTTGGCATTGTCTGAACCCCCCTTTCAAAAGTTGATATGGGAATTTTTTATTTTCAGAGGTCCGCCGTGTGGTATCCATCATCATTAAATTTTCATCATTGCTCCCAAGGGGGGATACCGCTGTTCTCTCTGGCAATTCTTAGCAATAACTCCCTTGGTATTTCTCCTCTGTCTGCCTTCCTGTGATAATCCCTCGACAATGTTATTAAGTTATCATCATCCAATCTCTTATCCCAATCTTCTTCAATTGGTATAATGTGATGGACTTCAAGATTATCATAGACATATCGTGGCGGATCCTCGCGTAATGATAATTGACATAAATAATTATCTCTTTGCTTTATTTGCTCAGCCTTTTTTCTCCACTGTCTCGACCATCTAAATTTATTTTTATCAGTTGTAGCTTTTTGTTTTCTTTTTGGTTTCTTGCCACAATCATATTTACTGTCATGTATACGACCGCAATACTTACATGATTTAAGCATTTATAACACCATTTTATTGACATAATCATAACCACCCGTCAAACGGGTGGTTTGCTCTGAGGCTATAAGCCTCTGTTACCGGCCAGCGCC